AGCTATATAGATGAACGTAGAACACAAGGCCGTAGACCTTTTATCGACGGCCCACACTTTGAACTTATGGTATAGGAGAACTTACATGTCTGACTTAGCGCCTAAAAAATCACAACGACCCAAATCACGCAAGAAGAAAAAAATGACTGATATTGATAAAGCGGTCATTGAAGCTATGAATTATGGCCGTCCTCGTGGGACTGTTTACATTGACGACACTGGTGAGGAACGTACCCCTGAGAGGGATTTTAAAGACGGTGGTCTTGTAGGAAACCAAAGTAAACTTGACAAGAACAACGATGGACAAATATCTGGAGCGGATTTCAAAATGATGAAGAACGGCGGGAAAGTTAAGGTCAAAGGTATGGCAATGGGTGGCAAGGTCAAAGCCAAAGGTATGGCAATGGGCGGTAAGATTAAGTCCAAAGGTTACGCCTTGGGTGGTAGTATCAATTCCAAAGGCGCGGCAATGGGTGGCGCAGGCTTCGGCGCGGCTCGTTCTTCAGGAAAAACGATAGTAACCTATTAATGGCCTTTCTACAAAGTAACATCCCGCACTTTAAGTGCTGGGTGCGGCGTGAGTACACACACAACCATACTGCGTACCACGGAGAGTTTTTACATGCGATGGCGATTGGCGTCACCACCATGCCGAACCGATGCCTGAGTTTTCAGGTGATTTTTACTGGCTGCGAAGCGGACATCGAGGGTATACCTAATGTCCATGGCGGAGCTATGTGGGCGAGAATGCCCATTACGGCTTTAGTAGGGGACACTCCATACGAGGAGTGGCCGGAGCCTATGCCTGTTCATGCGGCGCAACCTTGGGACTGCTCGTCCCGTACACATGCTGTATACCAGATGGAGAGAACCACGCCTTGCCCTTGGATGGCAAAGATAGAAAGTGATTTTTACCCGGCTAAGTACATGTTTACGGTGGACTACACAGACAGCGAAATAGCGGATGACCCTGCACAACATAAACAGAGTCACGTTTTAGAACTGCTCGATGCGGGTCCATACACTGGTAATATTGTCGCTCTGCCTAACAATAGGGTACGGGTCACACATCCAGCTTGGTTCAACACTGGAGAAGGTGCCCCAGACTTTAGGCCGTCCCAACATATACATTACTCTAAATCTGATCTAGACTATACGTTAGACGTTAATCGTATCTTTGATAACATATACAGCAAGACAGAGGAGACTGAATAATGCCTACAATTATGATAAGTATCCTGCCAGATGGAATCCCAGTAGATAAAATGCAGGGTGGCGGCGCTGACGGCCCTGCTTGCCCAGTTCCAACGCAAGACGCAGAAGTCAACGATGTTAACGAAATGTACGCGGAAAGCGAAGCAGATTACCGTGAAGCGGACGTTGATAACAAAAGGTGCGGCACCTGTGGTTCGTACAACCAGACTGAAGAAATACTAGAATGCATTATTTCAGAGGGTTCTGAGCTAACGTGTGACAGCGATGACGGGTCTCTTGGTTACTGTCAAACGTACAAATTTGTGTGTACCGCAGAAAATGTATGCAACGACTGGGTTAAGGGCGGGCCAATCACAGGTATGGCTGAAGGTTCAGAAAGAGATATTCTTTAATGGATGTTGTTGATTTTGCAAAACACATGTATAAGGTACTACGAGAGCGCGAACAAGATATTGCAAGTGCTCTTGGGAACGATGCTGCCAAAGACTGGGAGCAGTACAAACTCATGGTGGGTGAGATACGGGGCCTTACCTACGCTCGTGAAGAAATGAAAGCCCTGCTGGAGAGAACCGCAGACGATGTCGAAGACTTTATATCTTCCTGATCACGTTGCGCAGAAAATGAACAAGGACAACGAGAAGGCTCCGGCTTCCTCGCCCGATGTGCATAGCGCGTATGTTGACGCCACTGAGAAGGTGTTGGACCCTTCCCTACTAGAGAAACCCCTTTTGCAACGACTACCACAGCCTACAGGCTGGCGTTTACTGGTGATGCCGTATCAAGGCGCGACCAAGACGCAGGGTGGGTTACACATCCCAGATGAAATTCGAGCCCGTGAGGCTGTAGCTACTGTTGTAGCTTACGTTCTGAAGCTAGGCCCTCTTGCCTACAAGGACCCGGATAAGTTTGGCGCCGACAGCGCACCATGGTGTGCTGAAGGTCAATGGGTGTGTATTGGTCGTTATTCAGGGTCACGTTTTAAGATTGACGGTGGAGAGGTTCGCATCATTAATGATGACGAAGTTATTGCCACCATTCTTGAACCCGACGACATCAAGCAGGTTTAGGAGAACAAAATGAGTGAAGAGAAACTAGATCAAGAGGTTCTTGAAGACGAGGGCGTTGAGATCGAAGTAGATGTCCCCGAGGAGGAGGTGTCTGCGGAAGCTGTTGAGACAGAAGCCGTTGAGGAGGAGAAAGAACCTGAAGACGAACTTGAAAGCTATAGCAGCAAGGTTCAGAGCAGGATCAAAAAACTCACCGAGAAATACCGGAACGAGGAGCGTGATCGAGAAGAAGCTGTTCGCATGGCGCAACAGTTACTCACCGAGAACAATCAACTTAAAACTCGGATGCAGAACTTAGACAAAGGTTATTTGACTGAGTACGGCACACGTTTGGAAAGCCAGGTTGGTGAAGCAAAGCGCCTCTACAAGGAAGCGTATGAGGCTGGTGACGCGGACAAGATGATGGAAGCCCAAGAGGGTCTGTCAAAAATGTCCATTGAACAAGAGCGGTTACGGATTGCTAAACAGCGTTCCGAAGACAAGGTCGCTGTTGAACAACAGCAGGTTCAAGGGCAGCCACAACAACAGCCCGCTCCACAACAACAGCAAGCTGCTCCGACTCCTGACCCTAAAGCAGAGGCTTGGGCCGAGAAGAATGAGTGGTTTGGCAACGATGAGGTTATGACTTATGCCGTCTTTGGTATCCATCGTAAGATGGTTCAAGAAGAAGGAATTGACCCCAACGGAGAAGAATACTATAGTGAAGTTGATCGCAGGATGCGTGTGGAGTTTCCACACAAGTTCAAAGCGAAACAATCGGGCGGAGCACAGGTCGCACCTGCTGGCGCTTCAGCTACCCGCAGTACAGCGAAAACAGGGCGCAGGTCGGTGAAACTATCCCCATCACAAATTGCGATGGCGAAACGATTAAACGTACCGCTTGAAGAGTATGCAAAGTTTGTGAAGGATTGATGACATGACTGACAAAAAATCGCGCGAAAGCGCAACCCGCGAAACAGAAACGCGCCGTAAACCATGGGCACCGCCCAGTCGCCTTGCTGCACCCGAGCCCCCTGCGGGCTATGTGCATCGTTGGATTCGAATCGCAATGCGTGGTGAAGAAGACAAAATGAATGTCAACACCAAGCTACGCGAAGGATGGGAACCTGTTCGTAAGGACGAGTATCCAGACTACGAAGCCCCTACTATTGACGAAGGTCGATACGAAGGGATCATCGGACAAGGTGGATTAATGCTGTGCCGCATACCTGTAGAAACCGCCCAAGAACGATCCGCGTATTACGGGACCCGGACCCGCGAACAGATGGTAGCAGTTGATCAGGACCTAATGAAGGACCAACATCCTTCAATGCCGATATCTAATAATCGGCAAAGTCGTGTATCCTTCGGAGGCTCACGAAGAGACTCCGAGTAACTTTTGAGGTGCTATTATGGCAAATTCTAACGGATCCTTTGGGCTACGTCCCATTGGAAAAATTGGTCAAGCGACCAATTCTACCGGTATGACTGAGTATCGCATTGCATCCGACAACAGTAACCCAATCTTCCAAGGCATGCCGGTTATTCCGCTTGCTGCGGGCGTTATTGACGATCTACAAGCTGCGGCTGGTGGTAACGTCTCTATCGTGGGTGTGTTTGGCGGTTGTGAGTATGTCTCATCTACTACTGGTGAAACTATCTTCTCTAACCAATGGCCCGGTTCTGGCGCGGATTCTAATTATCCTGTCAAAGCCTTTCTGTACGACGACCCAAATCAGTTGTTCACAGTTGCTACATCTAACGTAGTTGCTGCGGCAAACACTGAAACGGAGATTCGCGCGGCTGTGTTCGCAAACATTGCGTTTGCAACAGGTAACTCTGGTTCGACCACAACTGGTATTTCGTCTGCAACAGCAGATCTGAATACTATCGCAACTACCAACACGTTGGCTTTACGGATTATGGGTGTCCAAAATGACCCCGATAATGCTGACTTCACCGCTGCTGGTATTCCACTAATCGTTCGTATAAACAACCACTTCAACGCGCCTACAGGCTCCGTTGCTGCTGGCACTGTTTCTACGACCGGCGTATAAGGGGGACTAACATATGGCTATTTCACGCGCACAATTAGCGAAAGAGCTAGAACCAGGTCTCAACGCCTTGTTTGGAATGGAGTACAGTCGTTACGAAAACCAACACGGCGAGATCTACACAACTGAATCATCGGATCGTGCATTCGAGGAGGAAGTTATGTTGGCCGGATTTGGCGCAGCACCTACTAAATCTGAAGGTTCTGCGATTAATTTCGACGACGCTAACGAAGCATATACCGCTCGTTACAACCACGAAACCGTTGCGCTTGCGTTCTCAATTACTGAGGAAGCAATCGAGGACAACTTGTACGACCGTCTCGGCAGTCGTTACACACGCGCCCTCGCTCGCTCAATGGCCCACTCAAAGCAGGTTAAAGCTGCCGCTGTGCTGAACAATGCGTTCGCAGCGGGCGCTTCTGCTGGCGGCGACGGAGTTGCACTTTGTGCCACTGATCACCCGCTCACAAACGGTGGCACTTTTGCCAACGAACCATCAACTGCTGCTGATTTGAACGAAACATCTCTCGAAGATGCGTTGATCAATATCGCTGGTTATGTTGACGAACGTGGTTTGAAGGTTGCTCTTCGCGGTATGAAGTTGATGATTCCTCGTCAATTGCAGTTCGTTGCAGAGCGTCTGATGGTTTCCAACCTGCGTGTTGGTACTTCGGACAACGACACTAACGCAATCCGTTCCATGGGGATGTTGCCTGAAGGCTATGCCGTCAACGACTTCCTTACTGATCCAGATGCGTTCTTTATTAAAACTGACGCGCCTCGCGGCTTTGTTCACTTTGAGCGGACTCCGCTTTCCACTAACATGGAAGCTGATTTCGACACAGGTAACATGCGCTTTAAGGCACGGGAGCGTTACAGCTTTGGCTTTAGCGACCCACGTTGTGTGTTTGGCTCACCTGGCGCATAACTGAAAGTCTGTCTATAAGAGGGGGCTGCTTCGGTGGCCCCTTTCTTTTTGTTTTAGAATCGTATACTGTTTGGTTATCCCTGACAGTCGTATTGTACGGCTGACTTAACCCCGACAGGAGATTCTCATGGGTAATTCTACTTTCAGCGGACCAGTGCGTTCGCAAAACGGTTTTGAAGACATCACAACCAATGCCACAACTGGCGCTATAACTACAAATTCTACATATAACAATGACGCCACTATAGGCGGGACTCTTTCTGTAACGGAATCAATTACAGGCAAACGCGCTGTTAACACGGATTTCAACGCAGCAACAGCAAAAACAGAGACATTGACAGCGGCGCAATCAGGAACTTTGTTTTTGATTAACGGTGCGGCAGCCAACATTGTCAATCTTCCCGCGTTGTCTACAGGCAACGTAGGCGTAACGTATGACTTTCAGCTAACTGTTGCTGTTGGTGGAAGTGTAACGACTACCTTTGTTTTACCGGGAAGTGCAGTTTCTAATTTCCAAGGTATGCTTTCACTCGTAGCAGGAACCGCTGCAAACGCCGTTAGCGATGTTGCTGGAGATACATTAACTCTTCCTAACTCAACAGTGGCTAACGCCCGTGTTTCAATGACATGTGTTGCTGATGACGGAACTAACTCCACTTGGATGGCAACTGCTCTATCCACTCCTATTGCTACGATAGGTTAATTAATCTGGCGGGGTTAACGCCCCGCCTTCATTTGTAGGAGGCCGAAATGGCAGGATCAGACGTAACCCCAGTCATCATCAGCGATGAGGTGGCTTTAGACGCGGACGGAATTTCAACAGCCGCTTCCGTTGGAAACAACGCGGCATTAACTATTGGCGGTGCTTTAGCTTCTGGCGGCAGCGTTACAAACGCTTCTGCAAGACAAGTTACAATTTTGTCCGCAGGAAACGATTCTTCAAAGTCGTTTAATATAGTTGGCACAGATGTAAATGGTGCGGCACTTACCGAAAACCTTACGGGCGCGAATGCTGGAACAGCAACCAGTTCTGGTTATTTTAAAACAATTACAAGCATAACCGCGGTTGGCAATCCCGCAGGAAACGTATCCGCTGGTATTAATGCTAATGCGGCAGGCGTAATCTTCGCAGGGCGCACTCGTTTGCAAGGGTTTTCTTTTTATTCTGGCGGAACCGCTGGAAAAGCTAACCTACGAAACGGCGGTGTTACAGGCACAGAACTAATTCAGTTTCGCTCTATTGGGACTGACAACGCCTCTGACGACCCGTTTATGCCGGATGAGGGCGTACTGTTTAAAGACGGTTGCTTTGTTACATTCGTTGTTCCGCAGTTTGACTTGATGATGTTCTACCACGCATAAACTTTAGGGTGGCTTGATATGGCTAAAATCGACAAGTCCAAGATGAAATGTAACGTACCCAAGCGTCAGATTTCTGGCGGTAAAAAGTCCGTTGTAAAGGCTTGCGATAAAGGTAAAGAAAAAATCATCAGGTTTGGCGATGCCAATATGACCATTAAGAAGTCCAACCCTAAACGTCGCAAATCGTTTCGTGCACGGCACGGGTGCGATACAAAGAAACTTGACAAGCTGACGGCCCGTTACTGGTCCTGTAAGATGTGGTGACGGGATGAAGATTGATATACAACATGTTTTTTCTGTCTTGGGATTGGCTTTGCTGGGCTGGGCATCGTTACAGGTGTATCAGTT